TTCCAACTGAATGGCATTTGCGCGCTCTGTTTCTTGGTGAGGTTCCCTTGATGTTGCAAAACCAAGGTTTCTCTGGAAAGCTAGAAAGGAATAACAGCCAGAGAAAAAGAAACCCCAAGGAGATGGAAGTCATAGCACTTCCTCAGAGACAGAGAAGGCAAAGGCAGCGCAAACGCGGCGCGGCCGGCAACCAAGGTGTTGCTAGACGAGCGTTCATTGGCCCAATGACAAGGGCGGGGAATTTCCGTTCCCAGCGACGACCCCGAGGCCCCCTCCCTACTAAGAGGAGGAAGAGGCAGGGCCGTAGGCGAAGGCGGAATGGGGGTGGTGGCTCCAATGCCACTCGTGCTACCGGGGCTTTTAATGCCCGGGGCATGCCTGATGGGATGAGGCGTTTGAGGCGCACTCCCTTCAGTGAGGACGAGTTCATTGTCGATCTTTTGGGTTCAACGACCTATGGCAATGGAGCGAACGCGACTGCGCAGGGTTTTTCAATAAACCCGGGCCAGAGTGCGGCTTTTCCTTGGTTGAGCGCGATTGCTCCCAAGTTTGAGAAGTACGTGTTCACCCAGCTTGAGTTCTATTACAAGCATGAGGTGTCGCAGTTCGCCACAGCGGGTACAATTGGCAAGGCCATTTTGTCGTTTGATTACGACGCCGCTGATGCTCCACCCACGGGGAAACAGCAACAGCTGGATACCGATCCGCATGCGGATGGTATGCCCTGTGAGGACTTCGTTCTCCGTGTTGATTGCCGAGCTGCTTTCGACAACGGACCGAAGTATGTCCGCCCGGGTAATCTTCCCGGGGGGGCCGATATCAAGACCTATGATACCGGCCTACTGTTCTACGGTGCTGCAGGCACGTCGGACGGAACAACCAAGATTGGGGAACTGCATGTTCGGTATGCAGGCTGGTTTGAGAAACCAGTGCTGGAGTCAACTGCCAGCGCCCCGGCGAACAATCAGGTCTCCTGGTTCCAGAGTTCGGGCGCAGAAGCTTGTACCACGACAGTGGCTAAGACTCTTGCGCTCGCAGGAGCGACCGCTAATGGACTGAATATGGTCAACACAAGTGGGTCGATTGTTCCACCACCCGGCAACTATGCTGTGGACGCGTTTGTGAACGTGTTTGACAGCAGTGCTGAGGCTTACTCGTACACTTTGAAGCTTGTGCAGAATGCCAACAATTTGTACTCCTCAACGCCCAAGTTTTTGACAGGTGTGTCACTTGGGGCAGGCGAGAGTTCTACAATCTCGTTTCCCGC